TAGCAACTTTATAATTAGGATCTTTTATTGAACCATCATAAGAACCACTAGTTAAACCAGATCCACTATAATCTAAAAGTAATTCCCCTGTTAATCCACCGTCTTGTACTTTCCATAAAGATTGAGATAAATTTGTAGGTGGGAATTTTTCAGATTTAAATCTAAGTTGAATAGTAGAGGGTTTATTATTAGCAGCCCCCCAAGTTGAAGTTACAGCCCATGGGGTTTGGATAGAATTAGTTCCATCTGCTTCAAAACTATAGTTAAAATTGTTAAAATATAAATCCCAATCATTAGCATTTACTTGGTCTTTTCCACCAAATTCAGATATTTTTAGTATAGTATCAGGTATACCATATGAAGTTATTAACGCTCGTAACCCCGCAAGAGTTCCTTTAGATTTTAGCAGATATGGGATGTTATGATAAATTCTTTTATATAAAGATTTATTAGTATCATCCATTGATATTACATCATTTGATGCTGATATTAATGTATTTACAAATTCCATTCCTGTAGGAACTGGATAGGATTGAGTTATTTCTGGAAAAGGAAATAAACTACCACTAGGAGTTATTCCTAAGAATGCTGTGTATAATTCCTGGTTAGAGAAATTATTTTGATACAATTTAACTCCAAAATCTTTTATAGCATCAGATACTAAATCTTTAGACACACCAAAATCTAATCTATTATCTGCATTATATTTTTGTGTAATATTTTTAGTATATAGCCAAACATTATCATAGTATTGAGCAACCATATCAACAAACAATTCATATGGTCTGTTTGATGGATCTTCTCTTAAATATTCTGGGATTGATTTTAACAGTTGGTCAGGATTAGAATTATCATAATTAGATGCTGATAATAATTGACCCCCAAAATTTGAGTTAGTTTCATCTGTACTACCTAACCAAGTTAATACTTGTGAACTTGTAGTAGGAAATAAGGTATAAGGTGCTGTTGAAGTTGATTTTGGATAAGAAATAGCAGAACCACTACTATAATACATAAAATATTCAAACTTATCAAAATTTTTAATTATATTAGCTATTCTTTTTTCAAAAATTAATTGACTAGTAGATGATCCTGTTACATTAGTTAAAGCATTAGATTGAGAAGTAAAACTTTGTATTTGACCTACTTTATAATAGAAATTATCTATACGTGTTTCTGCAGAACTAAAATGAATAAAATCATTAAAATTATTATAATCTACACTAATATTAATAGCTGATTGGGATAATAAACTATCTATTTGATCCTGTGAACTAGTAGGAGCACTAGATATTATATCTGTATAGGATAGATTTTGGGATGAATTATTAACTTGGTCTTTTATAGGTATTGCAAAGTTAGGACCCTGAAGTAAAGGAGTAGGAGTAGTAAAACTAGAAACTGCTCTACTTACAACACTATAAGCTTCAGGTTCATTAAATGAAGTAACAACCCAAGCTTCATCTTTTACTTGAAACTGATCAGGTAAAGGTTCATATAATTTAACTAAAATAGTAGGGTTATCAGTATTTTCATTTTCTATCCTAATATTATTGGCTATAATTAAATTATTATTTCCAAAATTAAGGTAAAAATCTACAAAATAGTCTGAAGTTTCTCTAAAATCTATAAAATCTTCTGTTTTTTCAATTAAATTAAATGGAGTAATAAATTGACTATCTAATCTAATTTCTTGTCTATCTGAGGATATTTCAGATATATAAAGGGTTGAATTGTAATCCCCTATTTCTTTATTTAAAAAGTTATAATAAGCTACATATTCTCCATTTGCAAATCCTTGACCTATTACATCATCCCCAGGATTTATTTGAAATTTACCAACTTCACCCGTTTGTGCTGATTGACCATCATTAGTTACTTGGTAATTAGTGTAATCATATTTACTATAAAGAACATTTTTATTAAGGTCTAAAACATAAAATTCTATACAACTTGAGGTAGTAAATAAAGTATTAATATCAAAAGTAGAAATTAAATTTTCATCTTTTACATCATAATCTTGTAATTCAAAATTAGTATAATCTATTTTTGTAACTTCAGCCATTATAAGTTTTTCTCTTTTTTAACATCTTTAATAAAACTTCTAGATAAGTTTAATCTATTAACTCTTTTCGTTATTGTTGATTTAGGAAATTTCTTAAAATCATTAACTACTCTTTGTGTATTACTAAGTGGTTTTTTCTTTTTTGGTGTTTGTGGAACCTCTACTTTTGGTGGTGGAGGAGGGGTTATATCTTCAATTTTTGGAACTTCAATTTCTGGGATTGTTGCCTCGGGAATATCAATTTCAATTTTGGCTGCAAAATCCGCAAGTTGTTTTTGAGCATTTAATAATTGTTCTCTTAAAGTACTTATTTCAGCTTGTAATAATTCTATAAGTTCATTTTCTTCTTCAAATCCAATATATTCTTGGCTAGTTTTAATTAAAAATTCATGTGAATTAGTTGGACCAAATTCATTTATGTTATAAAATAAAGTATTATACAAATCAAAAAACTCTTGAACTGTGGGTTGAGCAGTTATTTGTTCTTGAACTGTGGGTACTCCTAGTTCTCTAAAAGAGGTATCTATAGTTTTTAAATAGGCTCTTTTGTTAAAAACTTCTTTATTTAAATTTATTTCTTCAGCCATTATAAGGTATTAACTACTTTAAAATAATAATTATCGTCTAACACTAGAGTAGAACCATTTATAGTAGTTTTAACGCAAATAGCATAATATCTTTCTGGTTCTAATCCATTCATATAAACATCAAAATAATTTCCTTCACTATCTGAACTTAATTGGGTATAACTAGTATCATAATCTACAACATATTCGTTAGTAGCCAAATCTTTTATAGCATAATATGAAGCAGTTGGTAAATAATTTGTTCCTGTAAATTGAGATGCAGTGGAAAATATTCTAATTGGGTATTTAGCAGCCACATTAAATCTAAATCTATTAATACTTTCAGGGGTAAAATAACCTGGGTTTTCAGCTAATGAAGATACTAAATTAGTAGTACTAACTATACTAGCTGTAGCAGATCCTGTTAAAACACTTGAATAATCTCTCCATTTAAATTCTAATTGTGGTGGGTATATAGTATTAGTATCAACACTATAAAATTGCATTACAGGTTGAACTTGAGCATTAGAACTAAATTCACCACTATTTTCCCATTTAGTAATAAAACCATAATTAGGTAATGAAGCAGAAACATGAACTCCTAAAGAACTACTATACCATAAAGAGCATATAGTTTTAACACTAACATTTATATCTTTTTCACTACGGGTATCAAATGATTGAGTAACTTCATATTTAGTTCCATCAGAACCACTATAATACCAAGCTCCACCTCCAGATGCTACAAAATTAGGATTAAATGAACTTGTAACATAATGATCAGTAGAATCTGTACCACTAGAAGACCAAAATATTCCTGAATCTTTATAAGCTGGGGTATTCCAACTACAACCATCTGTAGTTTGAGGAACATCTAGATATGTTCCAGTACCATTATTCCAATTTTGTGCTACCGGATGAACAAAAGCTTCTATATCTTCTACAATTCCCTGGGCTGTTGCTATATATTGTCTAAAATTAACATCCCACTCTGAAGCACCCGCAATTTTATTGTTAATAACATCTTCAATTTCTGTTTGTACAAACTGGGTTAATATTCTAGCTACTTGGGGATTAGAATCTACTGCTATATTCAAGTTAGATATTTGATTAATAGGGTCTATCCCGGTATTCATATTAGGATAAAATGAATATAATGTAGCGTCTTTTTTTGGAAAAATTTTATATATTGCCATTTTAATTAAATTTAGTTTCCACTTCCTATATCTTTAGGGATGTTAGGTAAAATACGATCTACTGTTGGTGTAGCAGGTACTGTTGGTTGTGGAGGTGGTGGTGGTATATTATTTACAACTCCATCTAAACTATTTAAATAGGTATTTTTAGAAGAATATTGTTGAAGAAAATTATTTATTATTTTTCCTTTTTGGTCTTTTAAGGGCCCACCAACAGATTCTCCAAATTTATTTCCAGATCTATTATTAGTATAACTCCCATTAGGAATATTGTAAGCATTTGTTCTATTAGGCCCTCCTGTCGGTAAAGGATTTTCTATATCTAAGCTTGTTTTTTCAAAAATGCTATTATCCTGAACTTCATCTCCATTTATACCAAAATTACTATTAGGGCTAGCAGCCTCTTGGAATTTATCTAAATAAGTATTTTCTGGGGTATATAAATGTTGGTGTTGGTATCTAGAAGCATTTATAGGACCCCCAAATGGTTTTGGGTTAGTTAAATCCAAATTTGTTTTATCCGCTGATCTAAAAGAGTTCCCATTAGATACAAAAGGACTAATGTTTTTTCCTTTAGTATTTAATTCATCTTTTATGGGTTTATTAGCTGTTGACATAATTTACTTTTATAAAGGTACTACTCTTCCTTTTATATCTTCATTTGGATATTTTATTTCAAAAATACTAGGATCTAAACTTGGATATATAACTCCATTTAAGGTAGCTGCTTCAAGATCATATCCAAATTCAGAATAACCATTTGCAATTCCTGCTTTGTTTGAAAATTTAATATCTTTTACAGTTTGAACTCCTTCTACTCTATCTAATTTAACAAATAAATCTTGTATTAAAATAGGTTCATTTATTTGCCAATCATCTCTATTAAAACATTCTCTTAATACCTCTATACAAGATAATATTACTTGACTGTTTATATAATTAGGTAATACTATAATTTCAAAATCTATTGCTATGTTAATAACATAAGCATTTTTAATTTCAATACTATCCCCAATCATTTTATATTGTGATAGATATGTTCTTAAATTCTTTTTTAGTGTTTCTGTTGGAGATGTAAATTGGCTATCCGAATTTTGTGATAAAACGTACATACATAAAGTTTCAACTGTTGATGTTTGATTATCTAATGTAGGTTTTTCTATATATATTTTAGATACAGTTCCAAAATCAGAGGGCATGCTTAATGCTCTAACCATATAGTCATCTAATGTAACAGTTCTTTGTTGAGCTGATATTGCAGAAATAGTATTTTGTCTAATTTGTTCATCTGTATCTCCTGCTGCTCCACCATCTGCAGCACTAGGATTATTAACAGCTATTGAAGAAAAAATGTAAGCTGCTGTTGTTGAATTTAAATTTGAGTTTAAAAAGTTAATATTATCCCCACTTATTTCTGTTAATTCTCCAGATTTAACATTAGAAGTAACACCTCCACCTGTTAAATATCTTACAGTTAGAGTAGTACTTGAAGGTGCTATACCATAAGTATTAGTAAATAAAAAGTTTGTAGGTGAAAAAGCAGTTGTAAGTTTATCTTGTTCAAAAGGTAAACCTATACCTACATTATTTGGGTTAGGTGTTATTAATTCGTCTGTATCATTTGGATTACCTGCCCCAAATTGAATTTGTAAATTTGTAGCTGATGTAAATCTTGTAGCAAAACGTCTTTGTACTTTATTAAGTTGCAATAAATAAGGTACTTCACCAGAATCTGCTACATTATTAGGATCATTTGGGTTAGTATTTTTAATACTATCAAAAACCATTTCTTGACCTAAATAATCTACTTCATTCCATTTATTACCATCTGAATCTATAATATCTAAAATTTTGATAGTATTATCTCCTTCTATGTTAATTGTTGAAAATGGTTCTGGGGCTCCAAAAGTAAAAGTTTGAGTAGATACAGTTGCAGAAATTGCTTTTCGTGTTTTTTTAAGAAGAAAATATTGTGGGGTGTCTCCCGAAACTTGATAAACTGAAATTTCTGTAGGGTCTAAGGAACTAGAAACTGTAAAATCACATTTATCTTGTATTAAAAAACTTATATCATTGTTAGATATAGTTGAAATTTCAGTATTTTCTTCAATAACTAAAGCATAATCAAAATCAGGAACAACATTAGATCCTACTGTTTTAGCTGGGACTTGTTGAAATAATTCTACTTCTACTTGGGCTGTTGTTGTAGCTTTAGGTTTATATCCAAACATATAAGCTAGTTCATATAAATTATTTGTTTGTCTAGCAAATTGAGTAAATGTTTCTTGTAATTGATTATCTAAATAAAATGACATTACATCACCCACATAAGCTGCTTGTTCCATAAACATCATACCAGGTGATGTTGGAGAAAAATCATTATAGGTATTAGGGAAATAAGTTTGAGAAAATTCTATTAATTTAGCCCTTATATCTGTAAAATCTCTATCTAAATATTTTATATCTCTTTTTATTACGTTAGCCATTATATAAATTCTATTTCTAAGTTGTCAGTAACTCCTCTATTAATAATATTATAAGTAAGACTTAATCTAATAGCATTATTATCTTCTTCTTTTAGTATTTCAAGGTTTACTATGTTAATACTAGTAAAATTTTCATTTACTTTAAGTTGAATCTGTTCTTTTAAAAAATCTAAATTACCGTCTGTAATTTGTTGAAATAAAAAATTTCTTACACCTCCTCCAAATGTAGGGTTTAAGGGTCTATCTCCGGGATTAGTTAAAAAGAAATTAATTAAATTATTTTTTACAGCATCAGAAGTTGTAAAATTAGATTTAAAAACTCCTCTAGCAGAAAAAGGTAAATCTACTCCTACAGCAGCACTTTTATTAAAGTCAATGGGTGATATTTGCTTTGCCCCAAATGCCATTATTTAGTCATTAATCCCATTATTTGATCCATATTAACTTCACCATCAGGTAAAGCCCCATTTGCTGATGTAGTATCTATGTTGCCTGTAGGATTAAAAGGTTTATTACCAAATCCTCTAGCATGTGTGCTATTCATGTTTAGTCCAGTTTCACCTATAATATCCATATAAGCTTGTCTTTGTTCTTTTAAAGATTTTTTAGGTGTTTGAGTTACAGGTGGTGGAGTAGTTGATGTAATACTCTCTTGTATTGGTTGTGTAGTTACAGCTTTAGGTGCTTTAACTGCTTCTAGTAAAACTTCCTTTAGCTCTTCTTGTATAGCCTCTCTTACGGCTTCTTTTATTATTCTCTTAAGTGCTTCAGTTTTCATATTTGTATTTATTATAAATATTAAATTAATTAGGGGTTTATTATAGTTTCTTCTCCTCCTCCTGCTTTTAAATTATTCATATTAATAAAAAACACTAGTTCATCTATCAATATTTGATCATTAGAAGAAAATGAAGGTTCTCCTCTTAACATTATAACCCCATCGGCATTTCTTGCTATTGCTTGTCTTCGTTTTAATTGGTTATCTGTTCCATCTTCTACTTCTATAACACTCATATCAAACCCCCTAGCATTAGTAACTACAGGTGAACCTTGATTTGATTGTTCTTGTGTAGAAGCTAGTAAATCAGAAGATAGTTGTTCTTGAGCTATTAATCCTTCTCCCCCTATATCTGTGTAACATTTTTGTACTAATTGATCTAATAACCCCATTAAATCTAAGACAAATTTTAGTTTTTCTAATAATATTGTTAGGATTAATAATATAGAAGATGAAATAATATTCATTAAAGATAAAGTATCAGCAATTATTTCTAGAACTGATTTAGGTGGTTTTGGTGGTGATTGAGGTATTTTTGTTGTTAAAGGGCCTGCAAGTGGAGGAGCAAAGGGAATAGTGGGTAAGGCTAAAACTAAAGCACTTAAAGTGCTTGCTACTACGTTAGCTACACTTATTATTTTATCCGCAGTTTCTACTGCTATTTTTATATTTTCTAATCTTGTATATAAATTATTTAATTGTTTAGTTGCTTTATTTTTTTGTTCTATTAAATTGTTTAAAGCATCTAAATTAGGAGGACATACAATATTTAAATCTTCAATACTTTTTCCTAAGGCTGCTTTAGGGTCTCCAATACCAAAATTATCTTTAATTAATTTTAAAACAAAAGGAATTAATGTAAGTGTTAGATTTTGAGTTATTTTTTGGAGTAATTTACTTTGTACTGATCCAAAAGGATCTTCTAAATTTGAGGCCTTAGCTACTATAGCAACTTGATCTTTATCAAATGCTACTGAATCAATAACTGTTTCCTTGTCAATTTCTTTAGTATCTAATTCTATAATTCCTACATCTGCAGGTAAAACATTATCTTCTCTTGTAAACGGGTTTATAGTTTTTTCTTTATAACCATCTAAAGAAAAAGTTATTTTAAATGTTGTTTCTTTTTGATATTCTCCCTCTAATTTAAAATCTCCTGTTGGGCCTGTGTAAGCTATACTTCCAACTAATCCTACACTTTTTACATCATCTTCTATAGTAACATTATTTAAAGCTTCTTTAGTTGCTGCATCTACTACTTTACCTGTTAAAGTATAATTATAAAAATTTTGAGGTGGTTCACTATCAGTTCTAACTATAGATAATACTCCAAATTCATCTTTTATGTTAAGTTCATTTATAGTGTTATTCATTCCCTCTAATACAAGATTTCCTAACCCTTCATAATCAAAATCTGTTGAATTTTCTGTTATTATTGGAAAAGTAAATTCGGCTTCGGGATCACTAGCTAATCTAGAAGGATAAGTATCTTTAAATAATTCTCCTAAAGCTAATACCGTTTTTTGGCCTTCATCTTCTCTAAATTCAAAATAAATGTTACCTCTGGGGCCATTAGTAGGAATTGATGACCTAACTATATAAACAGGTACTTCTTCTTCTCCATCATTAGGTACTATTTCTGGTGAAGTAGATGTAGATTCATCATCTACATAAAAAGTATCTCTAAACCTTGGATCATTTTTTTCTTTTAAATACTCATAAACTTTTAAATCAATTGGTATTTGTCTTGGATCGCCTGCAGGAAAAAAAGTTTGACCATCTATAAAATAATCATTGGAGGCATCATAATTATCTTGTCTAGTTAAAAGAGCTTTTATTTCACTATATGTAATAGGATTAGCCATTATATAGTTTTAACATTTTTAGATAACATTTCAGGAAGATATTCTTGAATTTGCTCAATTTGAGTTTTTACAGAACTATATACTTGGTTAGATTTAATATCATTAGCAGGAACTCCATTAATATATGTTTTAGAAGTAGATAAAATTTCTAACATAGAAGTTAAAGCATCACATAAATTATTTAATTGAAAATATAAAGTATCTCCTCTTACTACAGATTCAGGAGCATCTTTGCTTCCTAATTTTATGCTTCCTGCATCTATAGATAGGGTTTTAGTATTAATATTTACACTCTCATTAGTAGATAAACTAATTGATTTTTGAGCACTTAATAATATTGAATCGGTTTTAGCATTTATAATAACTCTATCTGAGTTTAAAATTATTTGAGGGTTAATAAATGAAGATATTGATGTAGGTAATGTGTTAAAGGATCTATAATTTGTACTTGAAGGAAAAAGTTGGATAGATTGAGAAGTTGTTAAATATATTGAGGATAAATCGTC